AGCAACGATATTAAAACAATTTACAACAAGGCCCTTGCTGACCGAATCTTCAAAGGTGCCAGCAAACATATTTTTAAATTCCCAGAAAATACAGAAAGCAGGAGATATTAATGGAAAATAAACAATTAAAAGATTTAATCGCAAAAGTTCAGCGCTGGTTTTATGACCGAAACTTGCAAACGCAAGATCCAAACAAGCAATTTTTGAAGCTGTATGAAGAAATCGGTGAACTTTCACGAGGACTGGCAGAGAATGATGAGGCTGTTACGAAAGACAGCATTGGGGACATCACCGTGGTATTGATTGGTTTGACATTGCAATTAGGGATCAAGACAGAAGAGATCTTCCCAGAAAATAATACATTTGTATTTTCCAAGGCAGCAAAGTCAGAAGACTATTTTGTCTTGATGATGGACCAATCATTGGCAGCTTATTTCAATCGACAATCATACCAACTAAAAAATGTTGTTTATGAGTTGATGCGAATTTCAGCATTGCTACATCATGACTTCGTTGAGTGCTTGAATATAGCTTACGAAGAAATCAAAGATCGAACAGGAAAATTAGTTGATGGTGTTTGGATTAAGGAGGAGCGACTAAAATGACAGAAGAAATTTTAAATAATGGTTTTGACAAAGTAAATAAACCTAATCACTACTGTGGGCAATATGGTCTGGAATCAATTGACATTATTCGCAATTTTGCTGGAGGACCAAAAGAAGTCCGGGGATTTTACTGGGGAAATGTCATCAAGTATCTTTGCCGCTATCAGAAGAAAAACGGATTGGAAGATCTAAATAAAGCAAAGAAGTATTTAGATTGGCTCATCGCAGATTTGAAGCGTGAGGATCTTGAAAAGACAGCGATTGTTAAGCAGGAGTGATAGTTATGAGACATTATACG